GCCTGGGGCGCAAGGCTTTATGACTATCAATGAGGTTCGCAAACTAAAGAATTTGCGTCCGGTAGCGGATGGCGACAAACTCATTATGTCCAGCCAGCAACCAACGCCTGAATCTCAGAAGGCACAGCAGGACAAGCAGCAGCAACAGGCCGATAAGCAAAAAGCACAACAAGATTCGTTTCTTAAGGCTGTAGAAGATGTTGGTCGTAGGGTTGATGCAGTCGCATCCAGCAACGAGTCTCAAATTCAAGGCGTTATCAACCAGATAGCAGCGCAGCCTGCACCAGCCCCGGTTATCAACGTTGAGGCACCCATCGTAAACGTAACTCTACCCAAGCAAGACGCGCCTGTGGTTAACGTATCGAACCACCTACCTGAAACAACGGTGAACGTGGAGGCAGTAATGCCCTCGCAGGATAGCCCGGTGGTAAACATCACCAATGAGGTAAAGACACCCAATGTGCTGGTGGATGCGCCCAAGGTAACGATTGAAAACAACACAACGGTGCAACCGGCGCAAGTGGAAGTAAGCCTCCCAGATCGTAAGACCGAAACAACGATTCGCCGCGATAAGAACGGTGAAATAACAAGCACCACTCAAATCGAAACGGATATATAAATGGCAATCACCCTAAACGCAACTTTGCGAAGTGCCCGCGCTACGGCCATCGTCACCGAGGCTGGAGCTGCGGCCAAGCTGACGGTATATACCGCAGCCTACGGTGCCGTGCTTTACACCGCTACCTGCGCGGCTACCTTGGGCACCGTCACAACCGGCGTGCTGACGTTCAATGCAGTAGGTAGCGCAACCGCGTCAGGCGCAGGCGTTGCAGCGATTGCCCGATTGTTCAAGGCCGATGGCACAACGATGGTGATCGAGGGGCTGACGGTTGGCGTGTCTGGTGCGAACATCAACATCACGAACACCACGATTGCGGTGAGTGATGTGATCACGACCAGTTCTGCCGTTATTACAGAAGGTAATCCGTAATGGCTGCAAAAACAGATTCAACCGTTGTCCTGCCACTAGACACAGGAAACACCGGAAAAACCATTCGCACCAAACGCAGTGTCGTTGGTGCAAATACGGTCGAAGAATATTTCTTCATTCCATCGTCTGAACGTTCAACGTTGGGGAACTACAAGTTCTCCGTACCTGCTACGGCCATCCCTGCGGCTGTTCACACTGGGACGACCACTGGTTTTATGTTCCTGATAAACCCATTGACCAGTACATCTACTGTCTCTATTGACCGGATGAGTTTGAAGCACAACTTCAGCACAACTCTCGGGGTTGATCTGATTGCTCCAATCCTTCGCCTGAATCGCATTACGTTTACTGGAACGTTATCCGCTGCTGCGATTACCCCGGCGAAACGCAAGACTGCTGACGCTGCGCCGCAGGCATTGTTAGCTGCGGCATCAACCGGCCTAACGGTGACCAACGTGGCAACCATTTACGAATTTATTGGCAACACAATGGATTTGGTGACCGGCGGTGGTGGGCACTGGTCAGCGCAGTCAGATGAATGGAACCCACAAGGCGATGATGACGAGTTAGTGTTGGTGCCGGGAGAAGGCATTGTTCTATGGTCATCCTTTGCCGTGACTACGGGTAACCGAAAATTGTCTATCAACGGCGCTTGGAAAGAGTGGAACTAAGGATTTGACATGGCATTCACGCTCATTGATGGCGTTATCGCCAATGATGCGTTTGCCACGCCTGCGACAGCAGGAACATCGCAGCTTGTAGATGGCCTAAATAACCAAGCATTCGCCGCAGGCCGCAGTGCTACAGCACAGCCGGTTGATGGGGTATTGGGCCTCACCACTTGGAGCGCAGCGGCGGGCGGGGGTAAGACTCAAACGCTCGCGGCCACGCTTGATAGTGTCACTGTAGTTGTAGGCCAAACAGACCAGCACCCGCAGAGTCTTGCCGCAACCCTGGGCGATGTAACGGTTGCGGTAACGCAGTCCAAGGCCACCAGCAACAGTCAGGCACTAGCGGCCACGTTAGATAGCGTAGTAGTAGCAGTTACGCAGACTGCGCAACACGCGCAGAGCGTTACAGCTACGTTGGGCGATTTGACGGTAGCGGTAGCACAGACCCGCACCAGCCCCCAGGCGCTTGCCGTTACTCTTGACTCGGTGACAGTCAGCGCAGCGCAGACTGCACAGCACGCGCAGAGTCTTGCCGCAACGCTGGACACCATAGCGGTGGCAGTGGCGCAGAGTAAGGCTGGCGGCATTAGTCAGAGCCTTGCCGTAACGCTTGATGACGTGAGTGCATCGGCTAGTCAGACCGCGCAGCACCCGCAGGCACTTGCCGCCACACTGGACACCATCACGGTGTCGGTTAGCCAAAGCAAGGCCGGTGGAAACAGTCAGGCTCTTGCGGTCACACTGGATGACGCGACGGTCGCGATTGCGCAGACGCGGGGCAGGGTACAAAGTATCGCGGCCACGCTCGATGACATCGTTGCATCGGCAGTTCAGACAAGTCAGCACCCGCAGAGCTTGGCTGTATCGCTAAACGACATAGCGGTTCAGATCGCACAGGATTTTGGTGGACCCAAGACGCAAATACTTGCGGCTACGTTGGACGATATAGGCGTATTGATAACGCAGGAAAACAGCACCGCACCAACGCAATCTGCAAGTGGCGGGTACGCATATCAGCGCCACCAGCATTTTCTTAGAAGCGTTCGCAAACGCAGAGAAGAAGAAATACTCTTAATTTAATGGCGAAATAAATTCGCAAGGAACAGCAGCATGACCGTCAAACTACTTGTTTCCTACCGCTACGGTGGCGTTGACTATGCGCCTCTGAACCTGTTGACAGCAGATGCGGGAACAGAGAGTGGCCTGATCGCGTCTAAGCTGGCAGAGTCGAATCTGACAGGCGGCACGACCTACGTGGCACCTACCGCGCCTGAGTCTGTTGACGAAACGCACATTGCAGCGTTCGCACGCGACTCCTCCGGCAACGTAGTCGGGCTTGTGGCTCCGGGGGGTGGGGTGATATACATGGGGAACTATGCCTATACATGGGCAACAAAGCCCAGCGCAGCAGGCAATACAAACCAAGTAATTTTCATATCAGACGTTGGGGTTGGCGGAGGTTCTCATTGGCGCAGTGATGGCACAAACTGGCGTCCGGTTGGAGGCTCCGTATTATTAGGGATGGGGAGTGGTTCAATTGCCACGCCTATTCAGGCAATCACAGGAAACACAGGTGCGGTGTTTACTAGCGCTCAAACCGCAATACCGGCTGGCCTACTGATTGTTGGTGCGCAGATAGAGCTTTGGGCGCATGTGAAACGAGTCGGGGCCAATGGAACAGGTAACTTCAACGCCTGCATTGGAACAAGTGGAACGGCTTCAGACGCGAACATTTTGGGTTTTGGTTTGGCTGCAACAACCAACTTGGAGTATGTGCCATGTCCTATGGTAGATGTTCCCAATGCAACAACCGTTAGTTCAACTGCATATCTTCAGATTGGTGGTGGTACTGGGGCTGGCGCGTCCAATGAGAATACAGCAAACTTCAATATTGCGTCGGCTATGCAGCTTTCGTTCTATACATCAAGCGCAAACGCCTTAGATAGCTTCAATTTGATTAAGTATCGCGTGATTGCGAGGTTCTAAGTGAGTCTTGGCATGGACCCGCTAATGCCGGGAGCATGTTTCTACTCTCCTAAGCTCGGGCTTCAGGTTGGTGGAACAGGCTTTTCACTTAATGGTAAGTCATTCAAGGGCATAGGGATCAATCACTTTGCACTTGCACTGAATGACATAGTTGATATGGGGGTTGGGGGAATAGGCGGCTCTGCTGCCGATATTCAGGCTATTGCAAAGACATGGGGATTACCGTTTATTCGGTGTTCATTTGGCTTGTATGACCGAACAAGTTGGTACAACAATTACTACCTGAACAAAACCAACTATTTTGCAAAATTAGACGCAGTGGTTGCAAATTGCTCCACCAACGGAATCGGCCTGATACCTGTGCTGTTTTGGGACTTGCGCGGCTTTTGTGATATGACTTTTGATGTTTATGGCACGTTGTCACCGTTGAGTGCGCTGTCCGATAAGACTTCAAAAGCATGGTTGATGGCATCCACCTACATTACTGAAGTCGTTTTACGGTACGCATCTAGCCCGTACATCTACGCATGGGGCTTGGGTAATGAGATTGTGAATGCCTGCGGCCCTGAGTATTTCTCAACATGGGTTCCCGATGGAACTAAAGGGGCATTCTTGAGTTGGGGCACTCGCCCCGGTGGTGGAAATTACCTTGCTACTGACAAGATGACGATAGCGCAATGGCGTGACTTTTCTTATAACGTGGTTGCGTTGATCCATTCACTAGATCCTTACGGGCGGTTTATTTCCAGTGGTTCCCCTATTGGAAACAGTTTCGCAGTAAATGCACAGACTACCGATACATTAGCCGCTGATTCGCTCACACAGTGGAACTCTGCTGCGTATGGATTGTCATGGGTTAACTATAGGGCGCAAGCGTTTGATGTGATCGTCAACCATATATACCCGCACCTAACGTCCAACGGATTGTTTTTCAGCGACGGAGGTAAGACCCAAGCGCAGTTGATTGCTCTAACAAAAGGATGGGCAGACTCCGCTGGTAAGCCTATGTTCCTTGAGGAATTTGGAGCTACTTATCACGGTGACCCTGTAGATCAGACATCGGTTGATTTGGCGACAGAAACCGCAAATTTTCAGGCTGCATTGACAGCGATAAAAGCTAACTCTGTTCCTTTGTCTTGTGCTTGGAATTACGGTGGAAACTTCGGTGGTGCAAGTGCATGGCAAAAATGGAAGATGAGTGACCCCGCTAAAACATACCAATTAACTATGTTGGCAAATGCCAATGCAACTCTCTAACCCCCAACCCACCCCACACCCCGACTTTGAATTTATATGAGCACCGTGTGGGTGCTTAACAAGGAAACCTATGAACCCCTTTTATCAAGTAATGGCGCGTAACAAGGGCAAGGGCTTATTCAAGTTTGAAGCCTCTGCCGACGCAGCCACGGTCTACCTGTACGACGCCATCGTCAACACGGCTGACGAGGCCGCGTACTTCGGCGGCGTGGACCCCAAGAGCTTCATTGACGCCATCAAAGCCATTGACGCGCCGGTCATCAACCTGCGCATCAACTGCCCAGGCGGTTCGGTGTTCGCTGGTCGCGCAATGGAGCAAGCCCTACGTGAACACCCATCCAAGGTAATCGCCCACGTCGATGGCTACAGCGCCAGCGCAGCATCGTTCTTGATGATGGCCGCTGACGAGATTGTTATGGCCTCTGGTGCGATGGTGATGATTCACAACGCATGGAGCATGGCTTTTGGCAATGCAAGTGAGTTGCGCCAAACCGCTGACTTGCTGGAAAAGATCGACGGTACATTGATTTCTACCTACGCAGCCCGCACGCTCCAAGACCCCAAGCAAATTCAAGATTGGATGGCCGCTGAGACTTGGTTCACGGCAACTGAAGCTGTTGCCGCAGGATTTGCCGACAAGGTAGCCGAAACCAAGGCGAAAGCCCAATGGGATATGTCGGCTTACGCCAAGGCAGTCGCAATCGAGCCTGAGCCAGAACCTATCCCCGAACCCCAATTCGATACCTCTGCCTTGCTCCGCAAGTTGGAAGTCGTCGCCCGAATCTGATCGCTCCCGCGAACGGATAAGCCGCCCTTTGAGGCGGCTTTTTTTATGTCCTAACTTAAAGGAAAACTCAAATGCAAAGCATTCAAGCTCTGCGGGAGCGCCACGCCTCCCTCGCCAAAGAAACCCGCGCCCTGGTTGAAAAACACAACGGCGAGTGGAAGTCTGACCATCAAGCGTCCTACGATTCCGGTATCGCCCAACTGGACGATGTGAAGGCCCAAATCGACCGCTTTGAAAAGGTGTTGGCCGCTTCTGCTGACTCCAAGATCGAAGCCAAGATCGAAGAAACCAACGAGCGCAAAATGCACGGCGCTGGCAAGGAACTGTTCGCCAAGTGGATGAAGGGCGGAGACCGCGCTTTGTCCGCACAGGATTGGGCAGATGTCCGCGCAACGATGTCCACCACGACCACCACTGAAGGCGGCTACACCGTTCCTACAGACGTTGCTTCTGCCATCAATGATGTGCTGAAAGCCTACGGCGGCGTGCGTCAAGAGGCCACCGTGATTAGTTCTACGCAAGGTAACGACATCAACTTCCCGACTTCCAACGGAACGTCTGAAGTTGGTGAACTGATTGCGCAGAACACCACAGCAACCGCCTCTGACCCTGTGTTCGGCGTGGTCACGCTGTCTAGCTATAAGTTCTCAAGCAAGATCGTCGCTGTGCCGTATGAACTGTTGCAAGACAGCAATGCGGACATCATTGCTTTCGTGACGAAGCGTTTGGGCGACCGTCTTGGCCGTATCACCAATACCTACTTCACTACCGGCACTGGTACAGCACAGCCCAAAGGCGTTGTGACTGCCGCAGGCGCAGGTAAGGTGGGTACTACCGGTCAAACCCTGACCGTGATCGCGGATGACTTGATTGATCTGGTGCACTCTGTTGACCCGGCCTACCGTGTCCCAAGTTCGTGCTTCATGATGGCTGACTCTAGCCTGAAAGTTGTGCGCAAGCTCAAGGACACCACTGGTCGTCCAATCTTCCTCCCTGGCTACGATGGCTTGGGCGGGCGCATGGGTGACTCGCTGTTGGGCTACGACATTTGCATCAACCAAGACGTTGCGGTTATGGCCGCAAACGCCAAGTCCATTCTGTTCGGTGACTTCAGCAAGTACACCATCCGCGATGTGATGGGCATGACCTTGTTCCGCTTTGATGACTCCGCCTACGCGAAGCTCGGTCAAGTCGGTTTCTTGGCTTGGATGCGTACTGGCGGTACGTTGACTGACGGTGGTGTGCCCTTCACTTACTATGCAAATAGTGCAACGTGAGTTGTAATTAGCATAGGTTTCTGTTCAAGGGCATTCTTCGGAGTGCCCTTTTTACATTCACTTGGAGAACTACATGGCTACTAAGAAAACTGTTACAGACCTACCCGCAGACACACTCGTACGCGTTCTAGTCGAATGTTCTTTGGGTCAAGTCGATGACGTTATCGAACTGACTCCCGAACAACTTACTGAGGCTGTTACCTCTGGTCAAGTTGACCCTGACCCTGACGCGGTGGCCTACGCGCAATCCCTCATTTAACAAGCATGGCACTCAAACTAATCACTGCGGCTACGACCTACCCGGTTAGTTTGGCAGAAGCAAAACTACATGCAAAGGTTGATGCTGCGGACGACGATGCGCTGATCACGGCGTTCATTACGGCGGCTACCGAAGTGGCCGAACAGAAGATTGGCCGCGCCATCATGCCGCAGACCTGGGAGTTGACGCTCGATGCATTCCCTGATGCGTTTGAGTTGACTCGCACGCCGGTCACTGCGGTGACAAACCTGACCTACTACGACACCTCTGGCGTTCAGCAGACCCTTTTAAGTTCGCTGTACACACTGAACAACGCGGATGCGGATGGCAGTGCCTACGTGGTCCCGGTCTACAACGGAACATGGCCTGACACCCGCACGCAAGTAAACGCGGTGACTCTGCGCTACACCGCTGGCTATGCCAACGCCGCTGCGGTGCCCGAACCCATCAAGACGTGGATCAAGATCGCAATCAGCACCATGTACCAGTACCGTGAGTCTGAGGTTGTTGAACGGGCAACGCTCACCAATATGGGCTTCGTGGACCGTCTGCTTGATCGCTACTTGGTGACTACGACATGAGAGCCGGTCAGCTAAACGCTCGGGTCTATATTCAGCAGCTTGGCAGTACCCAAGACGCGGTTGGGCAAGTCGTTCAGTCGTGGACAACCCTGAGTACGGTATGGTCTAACATCAAACACAACAGCGGTTTGGAGTCGATTCGCGCTGGTGCTGAAATGTCGGTGGTGAAGGCGAGTGTTCGCATTCGCTATAACCCTGCCGTGACGACAGCCATGCGCGTGGTGTACGGCACGACTAAGTATCAGATTCATGCAGTACTCCACGACATTGGGCGCAAGGAATACACCGACCTTGTTTGCGAGGTGATCTAAGTGGCTAAGAAATACGCAAAGGGTAGCTACATAAATGGCACATCCAAGCGCGTACCCCCTGGAAAAAATACTGTAAATCTGACGTTGGATATATCAGGTTTCGATGACCTTCTGGTGCAACTGGTGGACGCCGCAGGAGAGGCAGTTCGCCCTGCTGCGCAAGCAGGTATTCAGGTGTTCTATGATGAAATTGTCAAGAACGTAAATGGCCTAAACCATGCCCCTTTGAAGGTGGCAGGTCTTGGTGTAAAAACTGGAAATCTGCGAAGCGCCATATATCAGGTGTATAGCAAAACAAATTCTGAAGATGGTGTCAAAGCAACGTATGACGTTAGCTGGAATGCCAGAAAAGCACCGCATGGGCACTTGGTTGAGTTCGGGCACATCATGCGCTACCGAACATTTATAGCAACCAAAGGCCCGAAAAAAGGTCAATGGGTTACCGACAAGTCGCACCCAATAACGCCAGTTCAAGTTGCGGCCCACCCATTTATCCGTCCTGCGCTAATAAGCAAAGCGGATGCTGCATACGCAGCTATGGAGGACGAAGTTTATAAGCGACTACAAGAGGCAACCCAATGAGTTTAGAAACCCAACTGTTCACACTGCTGACCCCGGTGTGCCCGAGGGTCTATCCAGACTTCGCACCAGTTACCACACAGCGACCTTATGTGACGTTCCAACAGATTGGTGGTCAGGCTGTGAACCATCTTGATCGTCTGGTGCCAAACAAGCGCAATGCAAACATTCAGATCAATGTGTGGTCTGACACCCGACTTGAGGCGAACACCCTAGCGCAATCGATTGAGGATGTGCTTCGCATGACTACCGTTTTCCAAGCAGAACCAAGCTCTGCAATCACCGCTGACTTCGACGCTGACATACCGGTGTACGGAACGATTCAAGACTTTTCAATTTGGGCTGACCGCTAAAAGTCAGCCGCCCCGAGCAAGCCCCGCAGAGAAATCTTCGGGGCTTTTTTCTTGCCCGCTATGGGCTTTTTTACTTTTAGGAGTCTCCCATGAGCGTTAGCTTACCTAATGGCATCGTCTTGGCTATCGCCACTGCGCTTGCCTCATCCATCGCTGTTAGCGCAGCCACCAACGCAAGTCCCTGCGTACTCACCACAGCAACGAATACATACGCGACTGGTGATTACATTGTTTTCAGTTCCGGATGGGCCAACGCCAACAACCGCGTGT